CACCCTCGTGTAGATTGTCGGGATTGATATCCATGCTGAGTATGGCCACATATGGTTCTCCGCGTTCAGTAGCCAGATCCTTGGCGGACTTTTTAGACTTTTTCTCTTCGGGAGGAGGTGCGTCTTTTTTCGTAGATTTCTTAAAGATCCGATCAAAAATTTTCATGATATTTCTCCTTTCAACATCATGACTGCTGCTTCGTGCGGGTGGTACCAACGCTCTTCCGTTGCAGGATCACCCGGGCCAAAGAAGATCCTGTATCCNAAAACAGCCGGNCCCCACACCCAGCGNCCCGTGTTGTANCAACGGCGNGGCCAGAAACTGTAGGCACGACGGAACGAGGCCCAGCGATTGAAATTATCATATGTTTGTGGTTCTTCCATTATGTACCCCAGGTAGTAACAAGATTGTACCCAGCATCTTTTATTTTTTGTTCGTAAATCATAGTTTGGTAATATAAATCTTTCATTTTTATTTTGATCACCGGATGTTGCATCTCAGGGTCATATGTTTCTGGGCATCCGTGCCAGAATCTTCCATGATACAAATATACAGTATTAGTCGATTCGTCGTATCCATCTACAGTTAATCCGATATCTTCCAACAATTTTTGTCGTGTGGTAATACCCAACTCATCGAGCCATTTGGTTTCGGCTTTTGATATGCAGGAACGCCCAGTGAGGTAAGCCCCCGATTCAATAAAATTTTCCCATGCTTGCTGTTGTTTTCTAATTTTTTCTTTATCTTTGACACAGACTTTACAACCAATACCTTTTTTGAGACTTGTGGTCCATTGTTGAAATATGCCATGTTCTTTACATTCTAATTCTAATATGTCTTTTTGTTGGGTAGTGCTTACATTATTCCAATTGTAGTTTTCTCCTAAGATAGGTCGAAGTATATTAACCCAATCTTGAATGCTATATTTTTGAGACGCCCACATTTTACCACTATCATAGTATGCTTTCCGGCAACAAAAATTTCTTGGTTTTAATAATTGCCATCCTAATATTTTTCTTTTTCCATGAGAGCATTTTGTATCTATGTAATAATCAACTCCTTGGTAAGTATCGAGTATAATTTCAAGCCCGATTGGATCATTGATTTCTTTGGCTTTTTTTAGAAATTCTTCCTTGGTAAATTTGTTTGTCATATTTTCCCCATCTATTATAAAAATATTTATGATATTCAACAATAAATGGGGAGTTTACTATGTCGACCATGCATTTTTCCACAAATCTACCTGAAGTCTAGGACTGTAACGCCAGCCACGTTCCATTGCCAGGCGTGCTACTTCTTGTGTGTTCAAATTGTAGACCTGCGGCACACCACCCACGGGCATGAGATACACAGGCCCACCAAAGCCGGCTTCACGGAACTCGGCCACAGCACGTTCAGCATCCTCTACGTCTTGTCTCGTTGCCACGACGAACTTGACGTAGGTGTAACCTACCATCTCATATGATTTGATGATCTTGGGGTTGATGGCCTTCTCCCATGATTCTCCCGAGCAAGGCAGTTTCGGGCTTACACTGAATGTCAGCTTGTCGTAGTCTCGACCGTTGCGTGTGAACTCTTCCGACAAGTAGTCATGAACTGCAGGATATAGTTCTTGTGTGCCGTTGGTCTCGAATGTTAGATTCCGTAGTCCACGCTCACGACAAAGATCCAGCATTTCGGGATATAGTTGTTGATACGCCAACAATGGTTCTCCACCAGTGATCACGAGATGCACATCGTCATTCCATCCTTGATCCCAAGTGTTGTTGGGGATCAAGGCATGCATCTTATCCACGATAGTGGCCACATCGTCTTGCTCATTGAAACGCTTGAATTCAGGGTAAATTGATGCATAGGTATCGCAGCCCGTAGTGACCAAAGGTAGGTCTTCAAACTTCTTGTAACGGTCTGGTTCGGCTTGCACCATCTTCAGGATCTCTACCACCTCGGGGTTGTGTCCTTCGATCTGTTCTTCTCTGGGTCGACCGAACTTACGGCAGCGTAAGTTGCAACCAAACGTGCGGAAGAATACGCTGGGCACACCAGCCCATTTACCTTCGCCTTGCAAACTATAAAATATTTCTGTGTATGTGATCTTTTCCATCAATGATTCCTTTTACCTTGGAACACGCAATTGAACAACATATGACTGTCACCATCGTTGATTACACGATGGAAAGCACCATCCGGTATCAGCACTATATCTCCGGGACCTACTGAAAAAGCGTCATCGGTTTCTTCTCCCACGATCATCTTGCCACGACCTTGCACAAAAAAATAAACTTCTTCCTGGCCATGGTGTCTGTGTCCGCGTGTCTGTTGACCTCGATATAACCGAGTAGAACTTAGCACGAGATTATTTAGATCATGGTTATCACGCAACACATAAACTTCGTTGTCTTTGACGACTTCTCCGCCAATGTCATGAATGGAATATTTCTTCATCCAAATACCTTTTTAATTCTTTGTCTGTGGGGCGGACCGTGTAGTTTTGTTTAAAGAAGATCTCATAACTGTCCGACCCATATTTGCCGATGCCATACAACATTGTAGCATCTACCCCGTCCCAAGTCAAGAAATCTTCAGTCATGCCTTTGAGCCGCTTATAACGTATATTCATCATGCCTAAAGGCCAAATTACGTCTTTGACATCTTTTTCTTTGGCTCTATGGAAGTCAATTGGAGTAGGCCACTTGTGCATGAACACAGGAAATACGGTTTTAACAGGTTTGCGTCCAGTTTGGTTTAGCATGATCACTGCTACCATATGCTGCCAGGCACCGATCATGTTCTTGCTACGTCGGGTGATCGGTTTGATGCCAGCAGGTAGTTGCTGCTGGACCATAAGGTCATCTCGCAATGGTTGGATCATGGGCGTTTGACGAAGGGTGCTAGCCGAGGAGGTTCCCAGTTAGCGGGTTTAAGGACTTTGCCATCTTCACGTTTTGTGACACGGCCGGTACGCGGATCTACTTTGTCAAAGTTTGAACGCATGACTTCTTTCCAGGCGCCATCGACATCCACGCCCAGGCTGTGTAGGGCACCTGTTGTGACCACTAGGATATCGATCAATGCATCTAGAGTTTCTACTTTGTCCTCATTGTCGTAGGCCTCCTGCAGTTCTCGCACTTCTTCTTGGATCAATTTGTAATAAAGATACAATTGATCGGCGTTCCATTCGTCTGTGGTCTGTCCGCAGGCCTGCATGAATTTCTTTTGATCATTAAAAATATCGCTCATTGATTACCTTTTGAATAAAGTATAGTATACACTAAAGATGAAAAAATAACTATAAAGATGGCTAAATAAAGTTGCCGATCGCGATGTTGGAAGCATCCACCGGCTCTAATAGTTGAAAAGGAACTACCAGCATGCCTATTTATTTGTACAAAAAAACACACCGAAAAACCGGATTAAAGTATTTGGGTAAGACCTCACAAGATCCTTATCAATATCTGGGATCAGGAATAATATGGACTCGACACCTCAAAAAATATGGCAATGATGTATCAACTGAAATATTACAAGAATGCTCCAATAATGAAGAAGTTAAGTTTTGGGGCATTTACTACAGTAAACTTTGGAATGTTGTAGAAAGTAAAGAGTGGGCAAATCTTAAATTTGAAACCGGCGACGGTGGCGATACATCAATGTGTGAGAATTATAAAATCGGAATTAAAAATAGAAACTTATCAGGACCGAACAATCCAAACTGGAGAGGTTTCACTGATAGACATAGAGCAAATTTAAGCGCATCCAAAAAAGGAATCAAACCAAAGAATTACGAAAAATGGGTAAGAGCAGCAAAGGGTACCTCCTATTATAATAACGGAAGCATAGAAAAACGATTTGTACCCAATGATATTCCTGCCGGATGGACCAAAGGTAGACTTAAGATCAAGTGTGTTTGTGGCAAACAAATAGACATATCTAATCTAAAAAAATATCATTCCACATGCGTTAACGAGCCCACCATTCCTCCCATGGGAAGCAAATCCACTGAGGATCTTCTAATTTGTTTACTTCTCTAGCAGTATACGACACTTCTATCTCGTTGTCACTGCTTTGGTTGTCCACAAGCACCGCGACTCGCACATTGTTTCCCCAGACATCTGCCCAGTTTGGACTATCTGGATAGCAACCGCTCTGCCAATCCTGGCGTATCCAGTTTATAGTGGCACCCGAATCATTGATGTCGTCCACGATCAAGATTTTTTTCCGAAGATGTGGTTGCCCACGTGCCCAGCTATAGTCATTCTCTGTGGCAGGCTCCATGCCAAATGCATCTTCGGCCATCCAGAGATTGCTCTCAGGCCCTCCACTGTCGTCTCGTAAACTGACTTTGAGAGTCTCCATGGGCACTTCTAGATACTGGCTGATGAGATTAGCTGGTACTAATCCACCGCGTGTGAGTCCTACTACATAATCTGGATGCCAATGATCTTGGTGCATCTGGCGCAGGATCTCCTGCGTCATTGTTTCTACTTCATGCCAACCGATGTAAGTTTTCTTCATGCTGCTTTGTCTACGATATTATTGTCGATCATTGATTTGATCCAGCGATAGGTTTGTTCTAGTCCATATTCTAGATTGTCTTGGGGAGCCCACCCAATGGTTTCCCGTATGAGTCGATTATGGCTATTGCGTCCCATGACACCCAAGGGGCCTGGCACATTGTTGATTTTAACAGGTTTAACAGCGATAGTCGAGATGAGGTCAACCAAACCATTGATGGAGATCATGCGCTCTGATCCCAGATTCAATGGAAACTCGCAATCACTGGCCTGGATACGATGGATGCCTTCGATACATTCGTCGATGTAGAGAAAACTGCGTGTCTGCACGCCCGGTCCCCAAACTTCAACTTCTCCGGCGCTCTGTGCCACCTTACGACATAGCGCCGCTGGAGCTTTTTCTTTGCCATTGTTCCACGAGCCCAATGGACCGAATACGTTGTGCAATCTTGCGATACGGGCACGGATTCCGTGATTCCTTGCCCAGGCCATGTACAATCTCTCCGAAAACAATTTTTCCCATCCATATTCGCTATCGGGGTTGGCGGGATAGGCCGAATCCTCACTCAGCAGAGGGTTGTCAGGGTCTTCTTGATTGTGGCTGGGATACATGCAGGCCGATGAAGTATAGAACACGTTTTTGACACCGGCCCGTACCATGGCCTCAACGATGTTGAGATTGATCAGTGCCGAGTTGTGCATGATGTCAGCGTCATTGTTGCCGGTGAAGATATACCCAGCGCCGCCCATGTCTGCGGCCAACTGATAGATGGTATCGATGTCGGATGTAACCAACTTACGTACCAAGTCTTGCTCGCGTAGATCATAGAGATAAAACTCATCTGCAGCAGTAGGTTCGTATTCAGGATTTTTAAGATCGGCACCTATAACATAGTGTCCTTGTGCCTTAAGGCTTTTGACTAAATGGTGACCGATAAATCCGCCAGCCCCGCATACTAACATTTTTTTCTGTGACATATTTTTTCTCTTTTATTCAAAGTATAAAGCGATATCTTCTGTGTTGGGAAGATTAGCTTGATCCAAGTCTGGCAAGTGTATTTCTTTGCGTACTTCGTTGCCGTCCCAGAGAGATTTATTAATAAAACTCAGCTCAACCACAGTGGGAAAATTGTCCTCGGCTAGACTGCAACTGGTGTTAGGATGTATGTGTGTCACATGGAAATGTTCTTGATATCGAGACACAGTTTCTAAAAACAAAGGACGCAATCGAGCTGTATTATGAAACTCAATAACCATTCCGGTGATTGACAAAGCATGTCGAGTAATCGCATCGGTAAGATGCCACTCTCCGCCTTCGATATCCATCTTTAAGAACACGTGGTCACTATTCATACGGATCATGATGTCATCAAACGATGATTGTCCTTGCGATGAACTTAAACCCACGTTTACAGGAAAATGTACAGCCTGGAATCCAAAAAATCGACGATAAGATTCTCGCAAATCGTCAGACATTTTTGATGGAGAGATGGTGCCATCGTAAGCGTGTATCTTATCTTGTGGTTTACGTGTTTGCCACTGTTGGTCAAAACTCCAATCATCATTGACGCCAAAACTCAACATGCCGCGAGCAGTGATCATTGATCGTTCGCTGATAATGTACCCGCCGTCATACTCTTTGCCTATGCGTATGAGGTCTGGCACGACTATCGGTGCTAATGATATCAGAGATGGATCGAGTTTAAATCGTTTTGTCATTTTATGGTTACCTCAAAGTATTTGATTTCTCTGAGATCAAGATCTGTTCGTTTCTCAAACTGGACACGTTCTCCAAATCTCTGATCTAGAGATCGTACAATTTCTGTGGGTATGAGATCGCATTGTTCTACATATACAGTATATCCATTTTCTAACAATCTTAGGCATACCTGGTATTGCTGGCTTTCTTCTATAATATCTGTATTGGGTTTATAAGTGATTGATCTCATGTAGAAAGGCAAATCGTCCCGATTTTTTTCTATCAACGAATTTACCAGGAATTGCGTGTGTTGCTGATTAAACTCATCAACGATCGTGCCCAGCGGAAAATCCAGTCCCACACGCCGAGCATAATGGGCGAACGCTCGATTATCTCTGGGCAAACATGGGCCGCCGTACCCGTATCCGTAGCGAAGATATTTGGTACCGATACGGCTGTCATTGCCAATGGCTGTTAATGCCCGGTCGACATCTTGATCCAGCCCGGATCTTATTAGCACTTCTCCGATCATGTTAGCATAACTGATCTTGGTAGTGAGAAAACAATTGGTACCTATCTTGACTAGTTCTGCAGCCGTGAGGCTCATGGTATGCACGTTGGGCGTCATGTTGGGCTGGATGCCATCATATACTGTTTTGTATCGATCCATGACCGCTTGATCTTCGCCGCCGATCAGCACCATGTCGGCGTTTTGTAGATCTCGTAATATGCTTCCTTGTGCGATAAACTCGGGATTATACAACACTGACATTCCGCGATCCCGCACTACATCTTGTATTTTAGCACAGTCTCCAGGATTAGTGGTGCAGCCAATCACTAAAATTTTACCATTTAAATCAAAATCACATTCGGCGATGTCATCGACTACGCGATGAACTGCGGATACATCATAACTGCCATCTGCGAGGCTGGGTGTAGCGACCATGACATAGATAATATCACTATTTTCAACTACTGCTCGTGTGTCTGTGGTAAAAGAAATATTTTTACTTGTGGCCAGCATGTCAGCCACACCGGGTTCGTTGGTGGTGATTCTTTTTTGATTGAGTCCTGCGATATAATTGGTCCTGATATCGCTGCCAATGACCGTATATCCAGCACGTTCTAGCAACAAAGCAAAACAGATTCCTAACCTGCCAACGCCGACGACTCCTATTTTCATTTTTCACCTCGATATGTGGCGGTCAGCATCAAGTGCCAGCCCAAGCGTTTTTCCAACACACGGAAAATTTCTGAGGGCATGGCTTCGAACCAAGGCTGGCGCAAGTATTCTCCACGTTTATATGGTTCGATCTGATAGGGAAATATATGATCTTGCTCGACAACGATATCATCATATCCAGCGCCAATCATTTCCACCAACTCTTTTTCTGTGTAAGTGTAAGCGATAGGGCAACCATATTGTGCTTCGGGCTGGTCGTACCCGGCTTCAATCATGTAGTTTTTCCAAGAGTTTTCAGCATAGACCATGACCTTGAGGACTGTTCCTGGTTTCATATAATTTTTTGCCTGCTGTAAAATTTCAGCAGGGTCGGGACTATGATGGATCACCCCCCAGGTAAACACCAGATCGTATTCTTGTACAGGAACGAATTTGGTGAGTTGTTCAGCATTGCCTACATAGAAGTTGCCGGTGTACCCATAGACTTCGAATCTCCGACGAGTGAGATCCATGCTGGCATCGCTGAGTTCAACTCCGGTGTATTCTGCTCCGGCTCTGGCGAAATTCACAGCCATGGTGCCGATACCAGACCCAATCTCTAACACTCGTTTGCCCTGCCAACGGTCAAACTCACAGAAATCAGGTATATGCGGTTCGGCTGTAAATTTCTTTTCTTCGACCTCGTCATAATATTCTCGGGTGCCTTTTTCTTTGTTACTGTGTTGTACATTACACGGCCTGGCATTCCAGAAATTTTTTACATCAATAATAGTAGGTAATGGCATTGTTAGAATCTCGATACTTGTTTGTTGGGATCATATTCTGGACTCATCATCTTGGCCCAAGGATCTTGGCGTCCTTGTATCACGTTTTCCCACCAAGTAGTGTCCTCACCTTGTTGTCTTAGATATTGGGCGATCCGAGCAGCATCTCTTGTGCGATGCTGTCGCCAGGCGGGGTGGTTAAAATCTCTAGGATCGCTGGGGCGGCCTTCCAACATGGGACGATTTTTCCAAGTTTCATCGAGATTGTTTCCGGTAATATCAAATCGATCATGCAAGACATCTATGTCTATATTCTGCATGATATCTACTAGATATGCTATCTGGCTGACCCACGAATCGGTGAGCTGGTGTGCGCTGATGTATCCAAATAATTCGAACCAAGATCGGGGTATAACGGGCAAGACAGCATACGGGTGCTGATTGTGTGTGGGTATCCTTAGTATGCGGAATTTCTCTACTTCCGTGATACGTAGATCCCAATCCGCGCTCTTCATCACAGCATCGTCGCCCCAGAAGAAAACCCAATCACCACGAGCATGCTTGGCCAACGCATTGAGATATTCGTTGAGTCGGATATATCCCAATCGTTCAAACCCCATGGCGGTATAGGCACAACCGTGCTGATCGAGCTCTGGTGCTATATTTTCCTGGAAGAACTCATAAGATTTTATGTCATCGTTGTCGAATGCCAATAAGATCTCCATGGAATCAACATCACTGACATTTTTTACTAAACTCAACAGACTCCGTTTAAGGAGATCGGTGCGTCCTCGGGTGGGCAGCAATATAGAAATTTTTATAGGATTCGTATCAGACACGAGAATTTCCATAGTGTATTACTGTGATACCGGGGATATCAGGAGTGCTCCTCCAAGGATCTACTATTATAGAACCCCTGGGTATTTCGCAGTAAGTGCTTTCGTTTAGTTGTTGTCCGGTATAACCGTAAGTGACATGACGATTGTGCGCCAATAACACCACTGCAGGTGCGGATATCTGGTTCACACAATTTTCTCGATTATCGGCCAAGGGATCAACATATTTGACCTCCACTCCCAACTCTTGGAGATAATGGCCGATCAGGGTTGAATAACTGCCAATGCAATATGGCACATCGGGTTTGTAGGCTTTGCCATGTATGATGATTGGCATAACCTTGTCATCATCTGTGGCCTGATCAAAAAGAAATTTCGCTAGATTTTTGGCCTGCACTTCTCGGGCATGCATGATAGTATCAAATAGATCGTACCCGATATCGTACTTTTTCGCCAACCAACGCAATGCGATATTGTCTCGTGGATGACAAGCTCCTGCATCCCCCATGCCTGCGGTCATGTACTTGGGCCCCATGATACGCATAGTAGATTTAGCCAATGCATCGGTTACAATGTCTACATTGATATGACCGATACGCATAGCAAAATCTTGTATCATGTTGGCCAGCCCGACCTTGGCCGAAATAAAAGTGTTGTAGAAAATCTTGATAGCTTCGCATTCTTCCCAAGTGCCAATTTCATAGCGAGGATCGTTCTGCATGATGGGATGATAGAGATCGATCAATTCTTGTGCAAGAGTTGTAGAATTACCATCGTCGGTCCCGATCATGACCATCTCGGGATTGACCATGTCCCATTTTACGGACCCCATGGCTATGAGATAGGGATTATACAGGAATTGATGTTCTTTAGACAACAAAGGCACGAAATGCTTTCTCGTGGTGCCCGGCAATACCGTAGATATCAATACCACTCGTTTCGGCGAGGTAGCATAACGATTGATCGAAAGCAAAGCATCTTTCACTGCTTCATGTCCAAAGTCTCGAGGTTCCTTATGACTGCTGGGCACTGAGCCATCGTATCCCGGTTCGTGAGGTGTAGGTACTGCTACAAAGATCCAATCGCTGTTTTCGATAGTTTCCTCGGCCGAGCATACTAGGACTTGATCGCTGGATCGTAAGACTATATCATAGCCTCGAACTTCGTAATGTTCGGCAAATACTTCGGCACAGTCCAAGCCCAGTTTGCCCAGGCCGATAAATCCAATACGTTGTTTCATCTCTTTCCTATGCAAATAAATCTTCGTTCCATTCTCTATGCCCTTCTCGGAAGGCCATGTTGCTCTGTGTTTCGCGAACTTCTACACGGAAACACCATAGACGCTGTTTTATCCTATTAGTCATTTTTGATCTTTAATAGTGATACTAATTCTTTACCAAGTTTTTCATAAACTCCAGAATTCTCTACATCGCCTTCTTTGCGTTGTTCCAATGGAACACGAATTACTACTTCTAATTCAGGTGCAAATGTATCATCATTCATTTTAAGAGTTTTGCTTAGTAGTTTCATTGACATAATAATATTCCTTATTGGTTGGGACTTTCAATCTGCTATGTAGTTTGTATTCTGATATATTCAATTGTAGCATAGCATCTTTCAATGTGTCAAATGTTCATCAAGTTCTTTAATTCGGTTGTTCACATCAAAATCCTTCAGATAAATCTTCATTCCACTCTCTATGACCTTCTCTAAAAGCCATGTTACTTTGTGTTTCACGAACTTCTACACGATAGCACCAAATTCGTTCTGCTTCTCCTTTACCTAGATAATCCGGGATGTATACATGATTTACATATCTGTAAAGCATATCGGCAATCATTTCGCAACCCATGCCTGGTAATACCGTTAAGTCTAAAATGCCGTCTCGCTCAAGTTGTTTGAACTTTTCAAGGTCCGGATCGTCTTGGGCAATTAATGTGCGATGGTCAAATTGATCTTTAAGAATCTGCTTCAACTCCTTAAGCCCGCCGTAATCACAAACCCATCCACGCTTGTCTAATTCATTGGCACCAAAATAAAATTTGATAGAGAATGAGTAACCATGATTTTTATTACAATGCGTGTCTGCCTTCCATTGTTTATATGCCACGGGAAATTCATCCACATATTCTTTTGTGCTCGTAAATTTATATACTACTGGTTGTAATGTCATTTTTAATCCTTAATATAAAACCAACTATCGTCTTTTTTAACTTTACACTCTATGGCGTATCTTGTCAATTTTGTGGCGGCCATACATTTAGACACACTTTCAAAAATTCCATACGGAGTGCTTAACTTTTTTCCTGTTGTTGGCGGCAACCCGACAACAAATCCTTCAGGTAATACTTCGTCTTTAAGCAAGTATTTCTTTTCTAAAGTTATAGGGTTATAGCAACCGATGCGTCCTTTGGTAATGCCTTCGTAATGAACTCCTGGGATATATCCTTCAGGGATAGGATCGCCGTGTTTAATGTAAATTTTATGAGATCCATTATGGTAAACTTTCGTTTGCCCCTTTCTTGGACCATATGAAAATTTACCTTTAATTCCACCATCATTCCACCCTTCAGGAGTAATGTCCGATGGACTAATCTTCTTGATCTCGCTAGTTACCGGATTGTGTATAACCCGAGCTTCTTTTTGCGTGTTAAAGAATGGTTCATAACCCGCTGGACATTCTGTTCTATACACAATAGCGCCTGTTTCAATATTCTTGTAAGGATGGGTTCCTTTATGAGTTTGGCCGCCATCTCCTACTTCGGGCATCAAATTTGCCCACTCTTTTGATTCAACTATGTTGTATAGATTGCTATAATATAGACCATATTTTGCTAGGTCGTCTTTGTCATACAATCCCAATACAGTTGTCTTTAGTGTATACTCTGGGTGAGCATTTAAAATGCGTCTCCAAAGTTTACCCGACCCTTTGTATTTGATGTGATCTAACGGGTCTTTGTATTGTTTGCGTTTACAGAGATATTTTAACCCTGTTTGTTCAATCTCTTTTATCATAAGATAATACATTTGAAATTTCCATAGTCTAATTTTATTTATCAAACTATGGTGGATTTAAATTATATTCCATGTATTAGATTACAATGGCTATCCGCACGCCATTGGCGATAGGCGCAGGGAAAAGCATCGTGGTACTCTTTGGTAGAAACGTATTTGTAAGTGATGGGTTCGAATGCCATATTTCTTTCTCCTATGTTAGATTTTAGCATAGGCGGCAGAATTTATCAAGCGGGAATGACGCCAAGACCGCTGTAGACAACTACTTATCTTGTGGCAAAGCATATCCAGGTTTTTTATAATTCTGTTGTGCAGGGATAACACCCCGAACTCCGCCTGTGGGATCCTCACAATCATTATTTCTTCGTGGAATCAGATGCACATGCGGATACATCACTGTTTGACCAGCTGCCGACCCACGATTGATGCCTAAGTTATAAGCATCACAATCACCGGATTCGATCAAAAACTCTCCCAGTTCCATGGCATCTCGGAAACAGTCTTGGATATAATCGAGACTGTTCCGCTTAGGAACGAACAGTAAATGTCCTGGAGTAACTGGATAGGCATCCCGGAATACCACATAATATTNCTCGTCCCTTAATACATTGGTCCAGGGCGCTATTTGATCCCGTTGTGCTCGTTCCAGATCTGTCATTTTNAAAACCTATATTGATAATCNACTTTTACCANAGCAGANCCCTGGCTGTTNGCAACACCTGTGAGTCCCCAAGTTTGNTTCNGNCGATCGACCCGATANTGGGAACCAACGAATCCCACCAGCGGTGTCTTGANATNGACTCTATGATGATTATAATGCAATACGCCCTGATAATCAACACGANTGGGTAATTTTAGATCNACNCTGCCAGATANNACATATGGTTGNACACCACCATAGANNCCCCAATTTTGNTCNCGNCGTCCGGCCACTGCGAACACGCTATAGATGTTGCCGACATCTGTGACCAATCCGGGGGTAAAATTAGTTGATGTCTGCATACCACCAACCTGTGCCCAGTATCCTCCGGACCATTTATGTGTGACACTGGTTTCTAGTATCGTGCTCGAGTTCACACGACCGAACATTCCAGAAAACTCCATCCATGGACTACCTTGCATTTGTGTGGCTGCGATAGACATGGACCATGGACTATCCCATCCAAAAGGTTTTACTACTTTTCCAGTGGTCCAATTTTGTGCATCTCCTGCGGCCCTGATCCCATCACGTTCGACTACATAGCGCGATACGAATTTCGAGCTCCATGACTCATCTTCTTGTTTGATATCACTGAACGCAATATCCATGGGCAACATGGGCTGATCAAATGAACTCAAATTGATCTGGAAGTTCCTACCCAACGCATCCACGGCCGTGACATTGCTCAATAGATTTTTGTCTAGCCCGGGCAATCTGATACTGCCAGTGATGGGGACGCGATTTCCGGTCCGCCCGTCAACACTGATACCTAGCCCCCCGATGGGAGAAAGTGACTTAGTGAAATCGATAACTGGTAGTCCATTGAGGAATGTAGTCGATGATGATGCCAGGACTGCATTTACTTGTGCTGGGCTCATCCAGGGCCATGCTTGTTTGATCACGTCAGCTGTGGCCTGTGCCGATGGTTCGATATTTCCAAGTCGAGAAAGATAGATGGCCTTTTTATGTTGATTGTTTTCTTCATACGTTATAGCTGTAGCCAGATACATCACACCGTCGGGTCCGCGTACGAAGGCGATACCGTTGGCACCAAATCCCGCGGTATTATGGATCGCTTGCTCGAGATTAAAGGCCTGGTCGGCGAATGCCTCTAGGATCGCCGCATAGCTGGCCACATATTTGTGATCTTGGGTGTGTATGAGAACCTGCGCACCTTTGTTGTTGTCCCACCCGGTGCCACCTAACACGATATCAATGAGACCATCGTTGTTGATATCCGCCAACACAGGGTGATACGGTGCCGGTAGATTGTTGTCGTATCCAATGAGAGTGGTATCAGTGACGTCCTGGAACACCCCTCCACCGAGGTTTTTGTTGAATTGGATTTCACTGAAAGCCGGCCACTGACCATTGGTGATCCACGGGCGGCTAAAGATCACAGCATCGGTCAACCCAGAATTATCAAAGTCAAAAGCCAGCACCCTGGTATCATGGCTACCCGAGAATCCATAGGAACTCCATTTGGGTAACAGGAATCTAGGAGTAGGCAATGTGCCAATTTGAGAAATATAAACCCCGTCTGCTCCCATGCTCCAGCTATAGAGTCGGTTATTGCCTTCCTGATTGCTGTTCATGTCGGTCAAGATCAATGTGCTAGATCCATTGCCGAGAAAATCAGCCACAGCCACGTCGCCACCACCGCCGGGATAGTCCCCGCGACCCCAGTAAGTAGTAAAGGTACGATTGGGTCCACCAAACGTAAATCTCATACCCGTGGTGACGATATCAGGGTATCCGTCTCTGTTAAGGTCGTAGATCGCACTACCGTGTCCGTGCGTGTTTTCTAGATCGATATTCACGCGAGTAAATCTCGATCCTTCGTTGAAATAAACGATGCCCGGGCCGTAGATGTTGCTATCAGTGTGTGGAGCCACATACATATCTGTACGACCATCGCCATCAAAATCGGCGAATTTCACAGAGGGCTCAGTGCCGGTGATTTTGTTATCCGTGCTCGAAAACCACTGGGACGTTTTATTGACTAAAGATCCGTTTTCCCAGTCCCAGATTTGAAGATTGTAATCGTAATAGGTATCTCCGTTGGGAGCCATACGACCTGCCAATATCAGACTCTGCGATCCATTGCCATTGATGTCTTGCGAAATCAAGGCGCTACTGTTATACACAAACGACGATGCATCAAACGGTGTGACAGAATCTATGCGAGTCGGTGTATAAAATGGTACCGACGACAAGGAAGATGCCGATGGTCGTAGGTAAGGATTTCCACCGCCCCCGCCACCTCCACATGCAGTCAAGGCAGCACAGACCGAAACAGCGATTACGGTACGTACTTGGATTTTGGACATCGAG